GGCAAAGAAGTTGGAGAGTCTGGGACCCCTCATCTTCAAGGTTTCGTCCGTTTCAAAAACGCAGTCACCTTCGCAAGAGTTAAACAACTACTACCGCGTGCGCATCTTGAAAGCCAAAGAGGCACTCCGTTTGAAGCGGCAGAGTATTGCAAAAAAGAAGGCGATTTTGTTGAATGGGGAGAGCTTAAATCAAGCGCCAGATCAAGCAAAGAACGTTGGCGTGCAATTGTTGATGCAGCTGAACGAGGCGACATGGGATTCATCAAGTCAGAGTTCCCAGGAGAGTACCTACGATACTATGACCGATTGCTCCGACTACACGTCCGAGAGTCAGGAATACTAGACAACTTGGAAAACGAATGGTGGTGGGGTCCTACTGGTACTGGTAAGTCACGAAAGGTTTGGGCTGACTATCCTGATCATTTCCCTAAACAACTAAACAAGTGGTGGGATGGTTATACCAACGAAGAAGTGGTGGTTATCGAAGAATGGGCTCCTCGCAACGACATGACGGCTAGTTCTTTGAAGATCTGGGCCGACCGCTACCCGTTTTCTTGCGAAGTCAAGGGTGCTTGCATTCGAAGAATTCGTCCTAAGAAGATTATTGTGACTAGTAACTATACTATGGAACAATGCTTTGAACGGTCGGAAGACTTGGAGCCTTTGCGACGTCGTTTCAAGCAAGTGTACTTTCCTCCTACTCCTTTTTCGGAGTTGGGGATTTTTGAACTCTAAGGTTTAATAAATCGATTGTACATTTTATTAGTGTTTTAGCACTCGTTTGACTTGCGCAGTGGCTTTCAGCCACATGCGACAGCTGCGCAAGTCAAACTTCAAACATTAGTTTTGAGACTGGGGTTTGCGATCAAAGAATTCGCAATAGTACTTAATATGGATGTTGATGTAACATGCTGGGGGATCTGTCACCCCATCAGCTGATGTTATTCCAACGTAGAAATAACTTTGAGCTAATGGGTTTGCTCCGATGCTGGCTCTCAATGAATCGTCTTTGAAAGACAATCTGGCCATTTGAGACGGGGAACAAACATGTTTCAATTTTGGCATCTTTCCTGTGAGTGAAGGTCCTACGAATCTCCACTTGAAGTCTGCTCCTCCTTGTTCAATCACGTCGTTCATGGTCGAAGGATAATCAGTTGTCGTTCCGGAATTAGCATCTCTCATAATGAAGAGTTTGTATGCGTAGTTCGGAACCTGGGCGGTTGTGATGATATCGGCTGCGCCGGTAACGTTGACGGTGTTAACACTGTGGTTGATGACGGTTGCAGTAATGATTGCAAAATTGACGCGATATTTGTTATAAGCGGCAGCGTAATTATCAAAGTACATAGGCTGATGACCAACATTGGTAATGTCTGGGTCGTACATGCCATTGACAGAAAACTGGTTAACGCAAGTAAGTGTTGACAGAATGCCCGGTTGGGGATTGAATTGAATAACATCGTTATAAATGAGGCAACAAAGTTGTCTGTCTTTACTGAGCGGGTTCGAGTAAAGACGAAACCTTTTGTTTTTCCATCTGTTGTTCCGTGATTGCGTGTACCGTTTCTTACGTGCGCCTGTCTGGCGTTTCGTAGAAGCGGTACGAGCATACGGTTTGCTGGTCCGGGTGCGGCGTCCTGCCATTGGTCAAGCAAGTTGAAGAATGGCAGTTCTGGGTGCGGGTGCGCACACTGCACAATTGGTTGGTGTGTAGCACACGCACAGGTGGTGGGGTAATACTGACCCACCACCTGTGCTTTTTCATTTTTGAATATGCCATGTCAAGATCAAGAGGGTATTGCTTTACAATCAACAACTGGTCTGACTGGGACATCGTCGACATCGAACGCTTGCAAGAAACGTGTGAATATTACATTTACGGCAAAGAAGTTGGAGAGTCTGGGACCCCTCATCTTCAAGGTTTCGTCCGTTTCAAAAACGCAGTCACCTTCGCAAGAGTTAAACAACTACTACCGCGTGCGCATCTTGAAAGCCAAAGAG